TTCTGTTTTGTTCAGTACTCATTTTTGAAACTGACTAAGACTTTTATATCTTAACCTATTTACTATATGAACACTTATGTTTTTACATCTTTATGGATGCTATTACTAAGTGCCCACACTTATCGATTGTCTAATTTTTAAAGAGCGTTTGAGATATTAGTTCTACTGAACTTCTTAGTTAGCGTCCACAGCGTTATCTGGGACAGTTGTTATTGTTATTAAGTTAATAGTATAACAGCATTTAGTTTAAATGTCAAGTCTTTTACGACTTTATTTTACCATTTTAGTGTTGTATTTTCACAACACTTTCTGTTAACTACTTACTACTTTGTTAGTATAGCACCAAGTTGTTAGATGGACAACTATTTTGGTAAACCTGCTATAATTCTTTTTGCTACAATGAAATGCGTAGATATGTTGAGGGTTAATATTCTTGCTTTTTACTTAGCTTCAGTATTTTTATATTATATACGTATATAATGATTAAATCAACTATTTTGGTAAACCTAAATTTATTCGCCGGATAAGCTATAATCGGTTCCATCAGCGTCCGGACGCTGTGGCGCTGGGTTAGACGGCGCTGGCTTCGTCGGTTCTGTGCTAGGTGTAAGGTTGCCATTTGAATAGGTCATCTTAACTTCGTTGCCTATTTGTTTATACACTATTTGTAAATCAGACCATTGTATGTTAGCAATATTGCCGTCAACAAAGTAATCTGCTTCGTAATCGTCGTGTCCTGGGAGTATGTTTTCAACAAACTCAAATACGCTATCGGCGCCATGTTTCTTTAAAATCTGTGCTTCGACATCCTTGCTGTTAGCACCTTCCCACTGCCAATTAGTTCTTTCCTGCTCATCGGTGTCGTAATCAACTAATATATCGCTTACATCATTGCTAAGGAAGGCAGTGATAACATTGTCCAGTTCATCTTCGTTTTCGTAAGAACCGTATTCTTCACTGGCAAATATATCAGAGTTAACAGTTTCAGAACTTTTGCCAAAATACTCGTCTCCGTAAGACCATGTTTCTTCACGATTCATGTAACCAGGTCCTGATACTTTTTCAGGTAAACCACGAGCGGCTACTTCTCTTGCTACAGTAGCTTTCCATTCAGGAGCTTGGGCTTCTTTAATTAGATCGATATATTCACGTAAGATTTTCATAGTATTATTTATTAGAACATTTTTTTCGGTAATTGTTGATCACGCAGCTTCTTGCGCCAACGTGCTTTGGCGGCGCCTTTAGCACGTTTACGGGCAGTAGTTGGTTTTTCATAAGTTTCGCGGGCTCTTAGGTCATCGAGTAGACCAGACTCTTGTACTTTTTTCTTAAACTTGCGTAATGCTTTTTCAACATTACCGTCATTAACCAAAACTGAATTACCGTAAAATTTCATTCATTCTCCTGTATGAGTGTGCTAGGAGTATTTACTAATTTTGTGCTGATTGCAACTTTTAGTATGCTTTGCTTACGATAGCGGGGCAAATCAAACATATGGGGCAATAATATACGCTCTAGCTCCGTATGTAAGCCCCTAGCCCCTGTTTTAGTCTTTAGTGTGTGTTCTGCTATTAAATCAAGTGAATCTGCCTCAAAAGACAGTTCTATGCCATCTTGGTCAAATAACCATTGATATTGCTCAATAAAGTTGTGTTTAACCTCGGTTAAAATGCTGATTAGCTGTTGTTTGGTTAGTCCGTGTAAAGATACTGAACTACTAAAGCGTCCAACAAATTCTGGAATCATTCCGTATTTTACCAAGTCATCTGGACCAACTACTTCGTTGTCCACCACTATGTCTGTAGTAAGTTCAGCACCAAAACCCATACTTGTACCTTGGATACGGTTCTTAACAATCTTATCAAGTCCAACAAAAGCACCGCCAGCAATAAACAATATGTTAGTAGTATCAATCTCTACTGTGGCATCTGACTTACGCCCGCCAGTTGGTGAAATTTTAATCTTAGTACCTTCTACTAATTTCAACAATGCTTGTTGTACACCTTCGCCAGATACGTCACGACTAACTGTTGCGGATTCACTCTTGCGAGCAATCTTGTCAATCTCATCTAAGAATATAATACCGCGTTGTGTACGTTCTACATCACAGTTAGCATTTTGATATAAGCGTGTGATAACTGAGTCGACGTCATCACCTACATATCCTGCTTCTGTTAATGTAGTAGCATCGGCTACACAAAAAGGCACATCTAAATAATCAGCTACAGTTTTAGCCATTAGTGTTTTGCCTGTGCCTGTTGGTCCAATCATTAAAATGTTGCTTTTAACAACTTCGTTGTCAGGATTACTAATACGTTTATAGTGATTAGTAATAGCCACAGCTAAGACAATTTTAGCTCCAGGTTGGCCAACCACATACTGATCTAAGTAGTCACGAATGTCTTTTGGATCAGGAATGTCTAAGTTAGATTCTTTTTTTGTTGTTTGCTTTTTGCTTTTAAGTAATCCAGAGCACAAGTCTACACACTCGTTACATATAGCAACATTGTGCCCAACAATTAATTTTTCAACTACGTCTTTATGCTTGGCGCAAAAGGAACAATGAGTTAATTTTTCTGGCATATTATCCTAAGTCGGGAGAGTCTTTTAATTTTTCAGCAATACGCTCACGCTCAACATCACTTAACAAGTCTGGATCATATTCACCTGATCCAATTTTTTCAATTAAGTGATCAATATAAGCGTCATCATAAACATAGCTATCGCTTAAATTTTTATTTACACGAATCCATTGTGTTCCGTTAAACTTGTATAGTTGACTAGGTAAGTTATCTACACGAAGGAACATATCTCCTTTTTTAGGATTGTTAGGAAATATTATTCCAAAGCCTTGCATCTCACCAGCAGTAGGTTCGTTATCAGCTTCAGGCTTTAATGAGTTTAAATTCATTATATCTCTGTCACTTAAATTAAGTGAGTTAAGGTGCTCTGAATGTTCCCAAGGTAAATTTTTAATTTTACCCGAGTCTAATAAATTAAATTGTTCTGTATATGTGCTGTCAGGATTAGACGATTTCCAAACCTTCATAGCATACTGTTGCATCTCATTTCCAAACGGTTCAATGTCTGGAGTAATAATTTTTTCTTCTACCTCGGGCTCAACTTCTTCTTCAATAGTAGTTCCTGGTCCAAACATCCAACCTGGTGTAGTTGGATCGGTTGCTACTTTTTCTGGTAGCGGGTCTGGATCGAGCTTAGGTGTTTGTTTAATTTCATCATCAATTTCTTGTGCTGATTTATTGCCTTTAAAGAATTCGTCCCATACACCTATATCTTCTTCTACAGGCGGAACTTCTTTTTCTTCGAACACTGGGACATCACCGTCGGGGTCACTATTAATGACACCTTGTTTTAATATGCGCTCGGCTTCAGCCTTTTCTTTTTCTTCTATATCTTTAGTTAGAGCTTCAAAGTCTTCGTCAGTCCAATCATCAAAAGGAGTTTTGCGTTCTGTTTTTTCTTCCTCGTCCTTTTTCCTGTTTAAATTAAATAAATTAATGCCTCGTTCCCACTCGATAGACTTGGTAGCGGCTAAGAGTAGTGTAAGTGCTAACGGATCAAATACAATAACAATAAGAATAATAACCCAGCGTACCGCTTTTTCTAATACGTTTGCTTCGGGATTGTCGCCGTAGATTAAAGCGGCAATATACTTGACCGGGCCAACTTCGGCCTCCACCTGCCGTACCTCAGCGGCAATCGGTGCCCGGGCTTCGTTAAAGTTAGTAATATTTTTTTGCGCTTGAGTAATTTCTTGAAGGAGTCTACTGCGCTCTTTCGCCTGACTGCGGCGGATTGATACGGCTTTGTCTGCGCCCCCTTCCGTTGTGCTTCGTGCCATGACTTGGTCAACAGCCTCGTCCATCTGCTTGAGAGCCTTGCGATTTGCATCTATATTATCCTTTTCAATTTTAATTTTTTCGTCATAGACAGCAATCTTAGCACCAACATCGCCGGCTACTAAACTTTGGTCGCCGTGTGCTTTAGATAAGAAGCCAAATACACCCATACTTGTAAGCATCATAAGAATAGCCACTGCTGAACATAGATACAGCTTGTATTGTATCTCAGCCTTATCCCAGTACTTGTGTAACCATAGTGTAGCTATAATCTTGCCTACTTCTAAGGAGCCGCCCATGATAACAATAGGCCAAAAGGCTGCGGCAAAAATTGCTGTTAATCCCAGAATGGAATAGACAGCGGCACTTAAACTAATAATAAGTGCGGTTGCGAGGGTTATATATCCGAATGTCATTCTATTATTTAGCGCCATGTTCTGTGTTTTTCTGCGACCCATTCCTTGCCATCGTATTCTTCAACATACCATTCTACGCCAGCAGGAACTTCTACAACTTTAAGTTTAGCATAATCACCACCGGCATTGCTACCTAAACGGCGAACTGTAGCTACTAACGCAGGGTCATCTCGAGAAATATTTCTTCCCCAAAATTCCTGATCATTGATCATAATCTTACTGCCTAATCTATTTTGTGTATCTCTATCTTCTTGTTCTTCTAATGTGTATGAGATACCAGCAAGGTCCAGATATAACAAAGATGCTTCTCTACTTAAACTAAACCCGCCATATCGAGAGTTGATTACAATGTATTGTACGCCACGTAACTGTTTGAGTAGTTCTTCGTGGTCTGGATTTACCGAGGCCATTTGTTAATAGTAATATTATAGTCACGTTCGGCGTGGACTAGTCTTTGTTCTAATTGTTTTAGTTTACGCTCAAAGCGAATTTGTCTAGCAATCAAAAATACCACAGCCGCTACAACAAGAGTAAACATTAATCCCCAGCCAGCTACTAACCCATAAGTCCAATACCATAGTTCGCTAATATTATCGGTCAGTAACTTGATAGGGTTCATTCTGCTTTACCACCTGTACAGGAGCCGCCGTTGAACCAAAGTTCTTCAGCTTGTTCGCGATATTTGGCTAATTCGTATTCATCTTTTTTAATTTTGTATTGATCTTCTGTAAGCGAGTGCCAGCCACAACAGTCGCCTGTTGGGCTACGGCCACATCCGCATAAGGCATATACTTTACCGTCTTCTGTTTTTCTAACTTGCATTAATCTTTCTTTCCACCAAATAATTGCAACAAGTTTAGGAACAAGTTAATAAAGTTCATATACAATGATAGCGCACCCATAAGTTCAACATTAGTATCGGGCTGTTCTACTGATACCATTTGTCGAATTTGTTGTGTGTCGTGAGCAGTAAGACCTAAAAAGATAATAATAGCAAGAGCTGAGATTACCATGGTTGCTACTGAACTACCAACAAAAATGTTAATAATACTAGCAATAACAATAGCAATTAAGCCAATGAACATAAACTGTCCTACACTTTCAAGACTGCGCTTAGTAAAATATCCATAGCCACTCATAGTCGCAAACAAAACAGCCGCACCCATAAATGCGCTAACAATAGATCCAAGGTTGTACACAATAAAAATAGTACTAAAACTTAAACCCATTACTGCCGCAAATGCGTATAACATTATTCTAGCTGTACTAGGACTCATGCTACGCATTTTAAATCCTAATACTAGTACAAATGCCAGTGGCGCAAATACTACAATCCATTGCATAACGCCAGTGAACAAAAATTTCATAAGCTCTGGACTTGAGCTAACTGCTAAACTTACAATACCTGAAGTAGCAATAGCTAATGCCATGTGATTGTAAACTCTTAACATAGCAGAGTTAATAGCATCTGCTGTACGATATATTGCTGTTGTCATAATTTTCTCCTTATATAATTAAAACGGCCATTTAGTGTTGGGATTGACCGTAAGTTCTTTGATTACTTCTTTATGTTCTTCCATAATTTTATCTAACTCCTTTGCTGGATCCCACTCTTTAGCATCTGGATCATATGGAATACCACGCCATTGTTTAATATTAAGTGTTTCCACTTCTGGAGTGTCATCCTGATATGAACTAATCCAGCGTGATCCAGTCCACTTAGCTTGGTACTTATACGAATCTTTTCCAGCTGTTTCAATTTCATAGTTACCTACATACACTGGATTAACTTTAACTGGGAACCAATTAGTTGTAGGATATTCAATGCTGTCATAGTCAACATATCGTTCCCATGACTTATCTTCTTTAACTAAAAAGAATCCAAAGTCGGAACTTTTACCTGAAGTGTTTGCCCCGTTGTTTTCAATCTCAACATCGTCATAATAAACATTACTGATAAAATCTTCACCGTCAATGTCATCATAAAACAACACTAATTTTTCAGGATCAAACGGAGCAGTTAATTCAATCTCGCCTTCAAAGAATGTGCCTTTTTCATTTGAGCGACCAATAAACACTACCTCGCCTGCTTCTGCCATGCCAATCCATGCTTCGTTATCACAGCATAAACCAATAGTTGTCCCGTCAATAGTTTCAAGTGATTCTTCTAGTACAGTTTCTCCGTGTTGATCAGTAATTTGTAACGTGCCAGAATCTCTACTTACACCACTAGAGTGTGCTAATCTATCGCACTCATACCAAGAACCTGGTTCAAACGGAATCATTTCTTCTGGAATGTTTAGTTCTTCTACAGCATCATAATCCCAAGCAAAATCACTTACTGAAATTCTGCGATGTTTAAAGTAATCATAAATCTTACGATCAATCGTGCCCATAACAATTTCGCCACCATAACCCCACATTGAAATATTATATGTACAAGGCGTAAACTTTAGTTTATCGATAAGTTGCTGTTGTTCTTCAATTGTAGCCATTATTCGTCTCTGGGTAGTGTAGCAGCTTCTTTAACTAACTCAAGTAATTGTTCTACTGTGGGTACCATAATTTTAGCATTGCGATATTCTTCATCTTCATCGCGGCCGCTAATTTCAACTAAGAACCCATTGTCATACATATTGATAGTAAAGTTATCACTTACCTTAGCAAGTTTATCACCAATTTTGTTTACTTGTTTCTTTGTCATTTTATTTGTCCCAATCAGATTTATTTCTACATTCACTGAACAACCAACATATAATTGTGGCTAGTATGAATCCAGCGCATATTACTAGTATTGCTTCCAATAACCATATTCTAAAATCCATCTTACTCTCCTAAACTATAGTATATTATACTACACAAAGGTGGTAGAAATCAAGACTTCAATTTACCATTTACCTTAACTAGTGCGCCTTTGTATGTCCAATCTCCGCCAACTTCATCTCCGGGTCTGCCAGTAATTTTCTTAAATGATGTATGTGGTTTGTTGTGTGCGTTCAATCGAAATTCAGCAAACTCTTCTGGTGTAAGAATGAATTCTGCTACTGGACCTTTAGCTTCTGACTTTTGGCATTCCAGTTCCATTTCTTCAAAAATATTAAATTTTCTGCGTATTACTTTCATCAGTAGTTCTCTTTTACAATATAATATTGAGGCTTAGGAAATTTTTCCAACAACTCATTATCCTTAACATACTTGTGCATTTCAGGTGCTGTAAAAAACATCCTGCTACTATACTCTCTACTTACGGGCTTATGTGTAGCAGAATCAATAATTGATAGATACCATGATTTTAATGCCATTTTGTTTCCTTTAATTAATTTACTATATAGCTATTATAACGGTATTTGATTTAATAGTCAACCTTTATAGTTTCTCGCCTGGTTCAAAGCCGCGGAAGCGTACAAATCTAGGAAAGCGTAAACTGTATGTGCCGTCCTGGTTTTGGGTAACTGCGTCGGCGGCCACTTCAACGACATCACCAATAATACTATCAGCATTGTCCCAATAGCTAGTACGGTCATCATCGCTAAATCCAGAACCAACATTAACCCTAATGTTGCGGTTATCATCTATGCCTTCACAAATAAATGCGCCCAGTCTGCCTTCGTTGCGTCCTGTGCCTTCTTCAAATCCAATAATATTTAAGTCAACAGTAATAACTGGCTTCCACTTGAGCCAAAAAGTTGAACGTTTACATTCGTATGGGGCGCCAATATCCTTAATCATAATACCTTCAAATCCTGCGTTAACAGCATCGTTGGCATAGCGACGTAGTATATCATGTCCTTCAGAAATACTAAGGTCAACATCTAACCCGTCCATAATACGTAAACAGGTTGTTTCGTCAAATACTTCTCGATATGATTCTAATAATAAAGTGCGCTTGTGCTGTTGCGCATTCCAGTAGCCTCGGTGGAAGTCTTCTAGTGGAACTAAATCAAAAATAGTATAAACTAAATCGTCTGCTTGTACGTCTGTTTTGCGCTGTGCTTGTTTCATTAATGCTTGGAAACTTGTGCCAATTACCTCACCATCAAATACAATGCCATTTTTATATTTGCCAAATAGCCCACGTAACTTAGGTCTAATTTCTTCTAACGCATCTTCAATGTGTTTAAAGTTTTCAAATGGTTTACCATTGCGACTAAACATTGTTACATTATGACTAGTCATAACTGCTAGTACACGTACACCATCTAATTTTTGTTCAAGCCGTTTGACACCTGTCATTTTACTTGGGTGTCCATCGCTACCGGATGCTAGTTGACAAGTAAATGTTGGAATAGCCCACTCGGTATTTTTTAACACTTTGTTAAGTGTTTTTTCACTAATGCCGCAACGTAAGTCCTTAATAAGAACACGTCGTGCTAAGTTATTCCATTCTAAGGAATCAAACTGTTCTGCTACTTCTTGGATCTTATCACGGGCCGCATGACCGGTAATACTGCGGGTGCGTAGTGCTTCGCATAACGCCCAAAACTTAGGCCAAGGGTTAACCTGGCCCGTGATGTTCTCGGTCTCTGGCACTTTTCTAACGCCAAAGACATAAAATGGATTGTAGGCTTGGTAGCAGTTAAACAAGAAGCATTGAGCATTGGCACTACCTAACTTGGCTGCCATTAATGCTTTTTCAATAACTGATTCTTTGTGTAATCTGCCGTCACTACTTTCTAAGTCGCGGATCCAGTCTGCCGCCAATTTAATCCCTTCAAATTGTTGTGCTGTATAATCTATTGTCATACTATTTAAGGCTCCTAATATGTTCAATAACTGCTACTGCTTCGGGGAAGCCTTCTCGCTCTTTTTTCGCTACTACAGTTTCAATCATGTCCATTTGTACATCGTGTAATCCGTTAACAAATGTCATAATGTCTGCTTTACTCATTGTATAACTAATTTTATATTGTTTTTTAGGTTCCATTATGCCATTACCTCTGCCACTACCTGTGGCCAATTAATTTCACGTTCTTTATACTGAATAACACCTTCGTACTCTAACTGAGATTTTTCAAAGTCACTCATCCAGTTGTCTTGCTCAAGACCATAGCCAATAATATTAACTCTAAAACCATCATTGTACATTTCAATCTCGCCACGTACTGTGTCTACCACAGCATCTAAATCTTCGTCGCCTGAGAGACCTGTAACTTTGATAGAGTCGCCGCCTTTAGCTTTCCAGTAAGCATCTTTGCCGACACCTAATGTGCCATCTTCACGCCAAGCATAGTTTTCGTAATGTTGGGTTTCAATAACTAGAATCATTTTTGCTCCTTTTTATTAACTATACAACTATTATACAGTTTTTGGAATTAAATGTCAACCTAGCTGTTTACTGTAGCGTAAGGGCTAAGTTCTTCGTTAGCTGGGTTAGCTACAAAGTCAAAAGCATATTCGCCGGTGTCGCCAATAGGACTTACTTGTACACTACCCAAACCAAACTGTTTGCTCAGTCTATGGAATACCTTACGGGCCTGTGCTTCGTTGATTGTGCGAACAAACAATGTGCCATTGTAAAACTCAGTTTTAACTGGCTCGTTTGTAAGCTCTACTTTAACTAATTGATCTACTAAAGTTTCAAACATTTTAACTCCTTTTTATTAACTATACAACTATTATACGCTAACAGGAATTAAAAGTCAACCAAAATGTTGTTGTATTTTTACAACGAATTAGCCAGGCACTACATCCTGTATTACTTTGATATTAGTGGGCGTACCTAGTTTGACTTCTCTAGCTGGTTTACATTCTGCTTTCATGCTGGTGAACTTTTCAGCATAATAAGACTGTTTGGCTTGGCAATTATCTTGACTTAGGTACACAGAGTGTACGGTATAGTTACCAGGATGTACTGCCCAAAATATTAGTGCCCATTTCATATCATGTTATCCTTCTTCTTAGCATTATTATAAAACAAATGGCGACCGATTGTCAAAATATGTTCATCCGGATGCGCCCACTTTGGTTGGCGGATATAGTCTGCGTGATAAAATAAACTGCTACCTAATCCGCGAACCCGTGCGCCTTCCAATACTTCAATAGCAATAGCTTGAGATTCTTGCCATAAGTTCTTATTAGGTTTTGGTAACTTCTTTAGTAGCGTCCAACTAAATTGCTTTTTGGCATATACTACTTTACATACATCATTACCCCATTTACCTGTTTTCATTCTGTTAAGGGTAACATGGGCTACAGCATATTTGCCAGTTTTATCTTCAACTCCTGCTTCATAGTAAATGTTTTTAGTCAAACACTCTACGTCTTTTGGTGTGTACTTAACTACATATTTGGTTTGAATAATGTCATCCAACTTTTCTTCTAGCATATCCATACGTGTTTCAGCACGGTATAAAATAAGGCCCAATAGAATGACTGCTATCGTTGATAGAACTTTATTGAACATTATTTGCGATACAACGAAACTGCTGTTGCATCCTTTTTAAGTGTTGTATAAATGCTGTAGGTTCGTGGGCCGCGATATTTTGTGCGGTGCTTAATACCTAAACTGCTTAAAATTTTACGAGCACGACTAAGTTCGAATACAGGAACTTTTTTCAATAGTGATGCTTCAACTTTTGGTCCGCGATACTTTTCAATAAATGCTTGGTCTTCTAGACTCAAACTAAAAACTAAAAACTTATCCATTTACTACTCCAAATTCGTTACGATAAAACTATTATACGACTTTTGGAATTAAATGTCAACCAAAACAAAACCCCGTATAAAACGGGGTTCTGAGTGTTGTATTTCTACAACGGTACCTGCATGGGTGTGGTATTAGGGATAAGGATACTGTGAAGGCGAAAGAGGAGCCTCTGGCGGTGGCGGAATTGGTACAGATGGAATTTGATTATTGGATGAAATGCCTGTACTGTTCAAACTTGTTTGTCCTTGGCGCAAGGTAGCAACGATAGATTCGCCAGCTAGTCCTGATGTAGTAAGTGACTGGAGATATTGATTCATTCCACCAACTGAAGTATCTTGTCCGTATTGCGGTAACTGTGAAGTAAATCCATAAACTGCCGGAGTGTTATTAGCTTGTAATTGTGTAAAATCCAATCCTGCTTTAGTTTGATTAGACTTTTCTAAATTTAGCTGTGTCATTATATTGGCCCAATTGGTATTCAATTGAGTGTTTACTAAACTAGCAATTATTCTATTAGCAGAAGGTATTAACCCTGCTCCTGATGGCGTAGCCGATGCTTGTGAAACTTTTTGTCCGCTAAATGCTACTGAAGCAGCAGTAGCCATAAAAATAGGAGTGGCCGGTACATTAGTAATTCTAATAGGGAAGCCTGGTGTCCTGTTTAAGTTAGGACTAAACACTAACCCTATTAATGCTGGATTTGATGTATCAATGCTCAATACTGATTGTGTAAATTGCGCATTAGCTGGCAGATTAGTATTAAATGTTACTTGTGCGCCAGGAAGAATACCTTGTGTAGTTACTGTGTTGGCTAAAAATATTTCTCTACCTGTAGCCGCTGTAGTTCCTGATGCGGCGGTGGTAAATGCTAAATTAGCGGCAGTAGCTGCTGGATAAGTTCCTGCAGCTGGTCCACTAGGAATTACAACAGGGCCGGTAATAGGATTTCCATATACACCAGTAACTGTTTTGTACATATCCTGATATACCTGGGCTAAGCCTTGTACTGGTAACTTACTAATTATTGATGTTGTGTTAGACAATGCGTTGGTCATAACAGTACCAGCTGCCGTTCCCATTACATTATTAATTAATACTGTGTTATTTTGCCCTGTGCCACTGCCAGCTGTTGCTAAAAGTGTATTTGCTGTAGCAGGTGATACTGCTGATGTTTGTGCGCTTACTACAGGCAAGCCAAAGGTTGTTTGTACATTAGCCGCAGCAGAAGCAAGTGCTGGCAATGTTAATGTGCTAATATTAGTAATACCTTGCATACTAACAGCCAATGCTTTGTTAGCTAGTGCTATCTCTGGCGGTATCATTAATGATAGATTATCGTATGCTGTTGTCATGATAATGAGCTCATAGCTACTGCTGGTAATGTTGACTGTATAGTTGAATTTACAGCACCGCTGGAGTTAAGATAGATATTTTGACTTACCCCATTAGTTCCAGTAACTGTTAATGTTTGGAAACTATTGGGGAATATTTTATATGGGTTTAATAAATCAGCCATAGTATTAATATTTGCTGTAGTAACTCCTAATACTTGTAATACTTGTGTAAGTGTTGTGCCTGTAATTTTTGTCATAGCCGTGTACATGGCTTTTTGATCTGCCGTAGAAGCTGAAACAGTTGGATTATTTAAATTTACAATAACGTCAAGTGATACGCCAGCGTTGGCAAATTCTAATGTAATGTCTGAACTAACGCCGCCTAAAGAATTAAGTTGTTTAATTAGTGCTAGTGGTGTACCCAAGTTACTGAGGTCGGCTAAATTAATCAACGATCCAAGTTTAGCCAAGTCTGCTGAAAAAGGAACAGTACATTTATTAACAGCGGTAATGCCGCCACTGATCATATTGTTATAGTTAGTAAATGTGCCGGCCATTATCTTAGCTACCTAAATATGTTTGACTGTTAACTGCTGTATTAATAACTTGATTTGTTATGCCTGCATAGGACTGTGCTGTTGATACTGCTTGACAGAATTTACTTAAATCACCATTGCCCATATATGTATTAGCTGTGTTGCCAATCAATGTAGACATCAACACTTGTGGCCAAGCGGCGGCGTTTGCTGCTGGAACACTATCACCCAATGCTGGACAAGTAGTTGCGCCCATGGTTAATAATTGACTAACAATTTCAGGTGTTAGAATTGCTGGACTTGCTCCTGGAGGAGCACCTGCTTGAACAGACCCGCCTGCTCCAACAACAGCAACAGTTTTAACAAGCGGTGTAAAAATTGTTGATATGTAGGCATTGAGTGCGGTGGTAAATTGGGCGTTGGCAGCCAGGCCTTGGTTGCGCAATAAGCCATCAACAGCATTAACTTGTAAGGGAGAGTATAAACTTGGATCGTTAGCCATATTAAGAGTTAATGTCTCCACTTCCTTCTATTCTAACGTGTCCACAAGTATCAACATCGCCTACGTAAATTACTCTGCGACCTTCAATAGTAATGCCGTACTCAGAAGCTACACACTCAGCGTGTGCGTGTTTGTCCCTGTTAGGGTTGTGACAAGTTACCGGGGAGCCGTCTAATGCTATAGCTCTGCCGTTCATTTTAACAGTGGACGATCCTGATATTACAGCACCGCCTCCACTATTTTTGTCACCAACACGAACTATTGCTCTTCCCATCTTATCCCATTAAGATTTTGCTATTTCTAACTGGCTTAATGCCAGTAGTTGCTTCTAAGTAATGATCACTTACTTGTTCAGCAGTACTACAAATCATTGTTATTGCTGATTTATTTATAGTGATGTTTTCCTTGGGATCTGCGGTAAAAACGGTAAAAATAAGTTGAACGCCCTTTTCGGTAGGTACAGCACTTAATGGCTGTTCTACTACAATATTGTCCTCGTTAACTTCAATAACTTTGGTAACAATTTCGTCTGCGTTGTGTAATTTTAATGTATATACTTTGCCTGCTTCTAGTTTCATATTATCCTTGAAAATGTTTACGGAGTTCTGTGAACCCACCAATGTAGTTATCGTCCAAGAAGATCTGGGGTAAAGTTCTTGCTGTTGGTACTGCTTCCAATAACTGTTCCTTTGTCCAATCACCTTGGCTAATGTTACGTTCTTCTACTTCAATGTTTTTTTGTTTTAATAGCGCCTTTGCTTGAACGCAAAAAGGGCAGGAGTCTTTGCTCCATACTACAGCTTTAGTCATACTTGTTCCTTTATTATTATAAGTTTGGCAATGCGTCGTAATCGAGAGTATCTGACATAACTCCAATAACGTAATTAGTTGATTCTGTTTCCTGTAATGCAGATTGTTTATTACTTGTATTCACGTGTTTGTTAAACCAAGGAATAGGAGTTGTCTTAGGAGCAGGAGTTTGATATTTAACTCCAATTTCTTTAAGAGCACCTACCGCTGTGTAGTCAACAAAATCTTTGAGAATATTTGCGTTGAGTCCAATGACTGGTCCTTTTTGGAACAAGTAATCAGCCCATTGCTTTTCTTCTCTTATAACATCCAAGTACATTTGATATACTTCTGCTTCACACTCTTGTTTAGCGCGAGCAAAGCGTGGATCTTCTTTGACTACTTGATTAATTAACCAAGCGGTCCAATCTTTGTGCAGAATCTCATCTTGTAAAATTAATGAGATGATGTTACCGTTGCCAATGAAAATGCGATTCTCAACCATTGCTAAACTTGTAGCAAACGATACCATAAAGCGGAATGCTTCAAGACCGTAGGAAGCATTTAACGCTAACCAGATAGCGTTAATATGTAGTTGTTCATCAAATTTTTCCAGCAATTCTTTACGACAGTTAATCATATGTAACCTGTCATAATAAAGACCAATGCTTGATGCCATGCCAACAATTTCTTCAATGTCATGAATCTTATTAAATTCTTCTTTGGGCACGTTGTAGATGTTACGGATGATGTGACTGTAGGAGCGGCTATGAATATTAGTTTCAAAAAATCCCCAGTTATACATTAGTGCTTCAAGTTCGGGAATACTACATACAGGTGTGAACACTTGTGTTGGACCACGCCCTTGTAAACTATCTAAGGCTGTTTGACGAAGCAAGTTACTTGTAAAGATATGACGAACTGTATCCGACGCTTCTTTGAAGTCGTTAGCATCTTTAGTAAGCGATACTTCTTCTGGAACCCAAAAGAATCCTCTGGCTTCTTGTTCAAACTTAGTAAGTTTGTTATACTTTACTTCTTCAAAGCGTTGAATAGTAACTGGGCCTGCTGGGTCCAAGAACATCTTGCGATGTAAGTAATCTGTTTTTGTATGTAGGTTATATTGTGCTTGTGACATTATTTTAATCTTTATTTTGGAAATAGCATAGATGCTATAGTTTCTACTGAATAATTGTTAATTGCGATATCAATAAACAAGTCAGCAAAATCCTGGTTGTTAAATGGTGGATTATAGTTCATATGTTTACCCATCGCAAGATAAAATGCTCCAGCTGTTCTTTTATTACCGTTAGTAAAGCCGTGATTTTTAACTAGACTTCTCACTAAGCAAGCAATCTTTTCTTCTTTAGTATTGTAATAATCTAAAGAACTTAATACTCCTGCTATTTTATTTTTATCAACAGCGATGCCAGTTTCTTTTATAGCAAGATTTATTGTTTGTATTAGATCTATATAGTTATCTTGATTAATTACTTCTGTGATTATCATGTTGCCCTCAAAATTTCAAATGCTTCACTATATTTTTCTAATACTTCTATTAGAATATTTTTAAATTCTTCTCTTGAGCAGTTTAATTTTTTGTCACCAAGAATATCTCCAATTAGTACTAATTCATTAGGACTTTTAAAATACTCAATGTCGTTTAATGTGTATTGTTGTTTTGACATTATTGAAATGATCCAATTGGAATTGCAATAATGCCTTTCGGCCCGTGGTTCTTATGGTCGTGTCCTTTGTCGGATACTCCATGAGGTTTATTATGGGCTTTTAGATCAGCCGACCCCAATGCTTGTTCATAGTTAACTTCGCCTCTAAAACAACCAATGGCATATGGAAATTCACGGTTCAAATGATAGTGATAGATATTCTGCATCTTGCCGTCCCACATTACCGGATGAGTATGTCCATGACATTCGTCTAGTTGAGCATTGGTAACCATTTTACCATCATCGCCTCTAGGACCGAAGATACCAAATCCATCTAGGGCATAACCAAACAAGGGCGAGTGTCCTTCTGTTCCTTGATTAGGAAAACACTTCCACGAATAGCCATGCAGGTGATATTGTTGAGCATAAGGATGCCCCCAGCATTGGTCAATCGGTAGTATTGAAGCTGGTGGATACCACGCTGTGGCGCTGGCGTTGGCAATCTCAGCGTGCCATACTGTGCCTGTAAGTGTAACACCAATTGGCAAAGCGGCAATAGGATTTGGCTTAGCACTTAGCTTTGGGATTTTAGGTAGTTGAATGTTTAACTCATAAGGACTAATACCAATAGCCGCGGCACTTGAATAATCAGAACCAGGAATACCTGTTCTAAAATCATGTCCGCCCGGAGCTGCTTGATAATATTTGTAAGCAGGAGTGCCAGGTTGTACAGGAAAGTCGCCCATGGCGGTGTTTGGTAGTCCATTGCCTACAAAATAACGATACTTGGCATCTTCGGTTATAGTAAACACACTACCTTCCTTGGCATAGTCTTTGGCATATTTGGTGCCACTCACGTATGGCATCTTTGAGATAACAACGGTGTTATTTGAAGTATCCATCCATGGCTGTGTGCTTATTTCAAATCGTGTGTTGCCAGGAACTGCCGCAAGAAAATCTGCAGCCATAAACAGTCCATTACGTTGAGCTTGGTAAGGGCTTATGGTTCCTGAGCTTAACAAAGTTGTTGGCGCATCTTCTGCCCAAACACTACTTACTAGTGTAATACCAAACATTATTCCTATTAATATTTTTTTCATAATTTTCCTTCTATAATTTACAACTTTCACAATCTTCTTGGTCGTCAAAGTCTATTGCTTCTAACTTTGTTTCTGTAGGTTCATCTTGTCCTTTACTACCTGTCTTGTTAATAAGACTATAGTAAAAAGTTTTTAATCCCCAACGATGTGCTAACATTAAGTTTTTAGCAATTAGTGTAGTTGGCACTTTGCGATCGGCAAAGTTTGCTGGATTGTAGAATGTGTTGGTACTGATACTTTGATCAATGTAGGCAGCCAATACACTTGCTGTCTTAAGGTAGCCATCGCAATCTTTTTGTTCCCACATTAGTTGATATTTGTTTTTCAACTTGTTGTACTCTGGTGCCACCTGAATTAAACTTCCTGCTTTAGATTCCTTAACAGTAATTAAACTCATTGGCAACTCAATACCGTTGGTTGAGTTAATAACAACAGAACTAGACTCCACAGGTGCTACTGCCATTAATGTTCCATTACGTACACCATATTGTTTCATGTTAGTGCGTAATGTTTCCCAGTCAAGCTCAGGTTTAAAATCTGCTAATTCGTTAACAGCTTTAGCACGAAGTTCCCACGGAAAAATTCCTTGCCCGTAACGTGTTTTATCTGAGTGTAAACAAGGACCACGCTCTTTAGCTAACTCTACCGTGGCTTCTGTCAAGTAGTATGCTTGGTGTTCCATCCAAGATTTAACTTCTTGTAGCGCATCTTTCTCGCCATACTTAAGACTACGTTTGGCGTGCCAGTATGCTAAGTTAGTAATACCAATACCTAGTGGTTGGATTTCGTCATTGCTTAACTGTGATTGAATACTTAAAAAGTCTTGGTAGTCAAGTATGTTACAGAGTGAGCGTTGTAGGATACGGCAAGCTCGACGCATATCTTCTGGGTTACGGAAAGCACCCCAGTTGATACTGCCCAATGTACATAAGGCAATACGACCTTCTTCGTCATCTAATCGTTGGAAGCTCTTAGTGGGCAACAAAATTTCACAGCATAAGTTACTTTGATAGATCGTATGGAACTCTGGATCAAATGGACCTTGTGCTTGAACGTTGTCAATAAACACAAGATAGATACGGCCTGTATCAGTACGCTCTTTTAATATGCCACCCTTGAATACATCTTCGGCTGCCATTTGTTTCTTACGTAAGTCTTTACGTTTTTCATACTTGACATATAGTTCTTCAAAGCGTTGTGTGTTTTTATAAAACGCTTCGTATAAGTCAGGTACTTCGTTAGGATCAAAGAATGTTATTTGTTCTTTGTTTTTGAATCTTCTCCAGAACATGGCATTAAGCACAATCCCATAATCCATATGGCGGACTCGGGTTTCTTCGGTTCCTTGATTGTTTTTAAGTACGATAAGATCATCAAACTGATAATGCCAAATGGGATAAAATACAGTAGCAGAAGCATTTCTAATTCCTCCTTGTGAGCAACTACGCAAGTCTCCAAACCATTTTTTAAGGAATGGAATCATGCCAGTGTGCATAACTTCTCCGCCACGAATAGGAGCACCTAACGGGCGTAAACGGCCAATCTCTAAACCAATGCCAGCTCTTTTAGCGGCATACTTTGCCATCATTTCACCACTAGCAAATATGCTATCCAGGTTGTCATCTGAACGAATAAGAACACAACTACTAAATTGTTTCGTTGGTGTTCCTAATCCCGCAAGTACAGGAGTTGCAAGAGTGAATAAACCATCACTAGCACAATTATAATATTCTTTGATATAGCGCATACGAGCGGCGTTAGGCTCTTCTTTATGGAACACAGTAGCTGCCGCAATAATGTATCTAATTTGTGGAGTTTCATAAATTTCCTTAGTAGCACGATTACGTACAAGATATTTTTCAATTAACTGTTCAATAGCCGCATAAGAATAAGTTTCATCCTTTTCGTGATCCAGCATATCGTTCATTTTATTCCAGTCATCTTCTGTATACCACTCAAGAAGTTCTGGTGTATATAAACCTGTTGCTACATTTTTCTTTACAATTTCGTATAAGTGTGGCGGTTCGTAAGAACCATATACGTCTTTACGCAACATAGATAGTCGTTGTTTACCTGCTACATATTGATAGTTAGTATGTCCTACATCAGGATTAGACTCTACATCAATAAGATCAACAATAGCTCGCAATGTAATGCCGTCAATTTCTTTTGTAGTAATACCATCATAGAAATGTAATTGTGCTTTAATCTCTACCATTGATTGACTAACATCAGCAATACCTTTACATACTTTTGCTACTTGGGCTTGCCACTTTTCAATATGCAGTGGTTCTCTATCGCCGTTTCTTTTAACTACCGTAATGTTCATTCAAATCTCGTTCTATAAGTATTGTTTTTTCACTTGATCCAGCGTAAGTGTTTTTTTGATTTTGCTTCTTAGTGGAGTATTTACTCTAACTGTCTGGTCCCAATTAAGTATATATTTTACTTTGGCTACTAAGACTAAATTACGTCCATCTTCTGTCAAAACCAGCTCTGCTGGGGTCAAATCTTTATGTTCAAGCATACTTATAGTATACAGGATTCCAAGCCCGCGAGCAAGATCACAATAGACGTTGTCGCTCAAAAGTTGCCAAGGATCAGGCCACATAGGCTGATCGTCCCAGTGTAGGTAATAAGGTTGCCAAGGAGAATTATACCACCAATCGCTGATAAGTTGAAGTGCTTGTTCTGGTGGAAGTGAATTAGCATCGGTACGTAATACCGACCAGACTTCTAGCCTGTCAGCGAAGTCTTTATACCACATTAATTAAAGTAGGAAATAGAGTAACTCATTTGAGCTGGAAAGCTCGTATTTGTAGTATTATAATTAATAGATACTACTGTACCTGTTTGATAGCCAAGTAATGTAACACCACTTATGCCATTTTCAGTATAATCTTCTGAAACATTAATAGTTCCACCTTGACCACTTGCTACCCATAAAGAACCAGTTCTATATATAGTATTGCGTGTAATAGCATAGTCAATTTTAAAACTAGTACCGGTAGTTGCGGTGTCAATAGTAAACGCTGTGGCATTGGCAATATTATTTGATAGTGTTGCTAATACGCCAGACTGAACTGTTTTTCTACCTAACTGTAATTGTACGCCATTTGTTGTGGCAATACTAACAGTATTATTTAACGCAACTCTAGGATAGTCAGCAGCAAAAGCATCTGCTCTAGCAAACATATCACCAACACTAACGTTGTTGTTACCACTAATTGATATAATTGAAGTCGCCGGATTAGTAATTCCACTAAAGTGATTGCCAACATCATAAAAAATATTATAACCAGTAGCGTTAAGACTAATTGCCCCAAATATAATACCTTGAACATAAATGTTATCAAACACGTTATTATTAATGCGTGTGCCAGTTGGTCCACCCGATACTGGTGAAAGACCAAATGATATACCTTGATATAAAATATTAAAGTAAGAATTTGTAACTACAACACCCTTGGATGGCTGATTGGTAAACATACCATATGCTGTGCCAGTAAAGTAACAGTTATCATACAGTAAATCTGAACTAATTGATCCGTTGCCAGCGCCAATACTAACACCTGCTGTAGATCCAACTGGAGTAACTAATGTAGTTGTTGTGCCTGGGCCAGTAAAACTTACGCCACGGAATTGAGTTTTGCTAGTAGATGACATTAAGAAAATATTTTTACTAGCATCTAAACTTTGGAATCCCATATTAATAACAGTAATATCAGTAGGCAATGTCGCTCCGTTAGAACCAACGTTAACTCCTGTTTGCTGTAAACTATCTGCTGTTTGTGCTACACAAGTTCCTGTGCCAGCTGTAGCTACCATTTGAATGATTGAATTCTCAGGACCTTCACCGTATAATGTAGCAAAGGAAGGAATATTAATTGGGCCGCTGACAACATAAACGCCAGCTGGGAAAAATAAACTACGACGAATCTGTGGATTAGATTGACGGCAAAATAATTGGAATAATGCGCGGTTAATAGCCGCTGTACAATCAGTAACGCCATCACCAACAGCACCAAAATCTAATACACTAGCAAATTGATCTAACCAACTTTGTAGTGTTAGTGTTATAGGGGTACCTGGAGTAGGACCAGTTTGTACCGTATATCCTGCGGCTTCACCTTTGTAAGTGTAAGCATTGATTGGATTTAATACAGCTGAAAATTCTGTTAAAATTTCAGTATTGCCAATGACAGGAGCGCCTTGCTCTAATGTGCCGTTACCAATGTAAAGTTGACGTGTATCTGTACTCCAGCCTAATTCGCCGCCCGCTAATTGGGGTAAATCTGCTTGTAAACCTAAGCGATTGGTGATCTGTGATATTTGGACAATAGCCATTTACTGTATTCCTTAATTTACAGTATTTAGCTAATTGTGTAGTACTGCTCCAATCGTTTCCACCATTGCTGTTCCCAGTAGTCAAAATCCTCGGGTTCTAGCACGAATTCCTGATATTCTGGGGTTGTAAGTACATTACCCATTTCGTCAACTTCAGGCTTAACTGCCATTAAAACCACTCCCTTGCGAATATTAGTTTTGTACACTTCGTTGTGAGCAATAGCGTATGCAACTAGCTGGATTTTGTAGTCTTCAATCCAATTTTCTCGCTTGGGTTTATTAGTTTGTTTGTAGTCAATAATACTTTCCACGCCGTTGTGAATACCCACACCGTCAGTAGTACCAGCATAAGTTTTAGGAAAATATACTGGAACTTCTACACCCCAAAGTTCGTCAACATTAGGCAAACCTTTGGCTATAATTGTTTCTGCCATAGCGTGACTTGCCCATCCAAACGGATTAGATCCGCGGTCGGGTATAGCGCCTTCTTTGATATAACGTTCTAGATATGTGTGCATTCTAGTACCACGGTTAGCCGCTTCTGTAGTAATTTTTTGAGCATTTTCTACGCCAACTCGTTTGCGCCATTCATTTAGCGAACGCTTTTTTTCTTCTGGCTGAGTAGCACCAAGAATAGTCGTTACCGACGGAACCTTGTCACCTTCAGGAGTGAGGTACAATCGTTTACCCTCGTCACTGGTTCGAGTTAATTGGTAATAGTCAAATTTTGGATTATACAAAAGTGCCTTTCGTAGTTACACTATCAAACAGTATAGCATCTTTCAGAAGAAAAGTCAACCGAAAATTATACAGATTTGCAAGTCATTGATTTATAAAGGAATTTTAAAAGCACCTTTTTAGAATAAATCCTTACGAGCAGGATGAAACGCTATGATTTTATCTGGAGCAGGTAATTGTCCTTTAAATCCGCCTTTAGTTAACTGATAAATCAAAAATACTAGAGCGTATGGGACACGTTTGCTATCTGCCTTGTTAGATGTCATATCTTCCCGTTTTGGGCGATAGTCTTCTTCGCCTGCTTCAGGAACTTTATATACACGATCATACCATGCATTATATGCCCTATCAAGTTTTTGCCAAAATACATTTAAATATTTTTCGCCTGTAAATTCACAACTAAATGCTTTCCAAAAAATGTCAACAATCTGACTAATTTCTTGTGGAGTATATTCAATGCCTTCTTTTTCAGCAGCAGAAAATAAGCTAAACAGCATAATAGCCTCTTTAGTATCAACGTGTTTAGACTCGTAGTTTTTTCTAAACTGCCAGTATTGAGCAAACCGTTCAACTTGTGCTAATGACTCTTTACCAATCAATTCTATATGTGTTAGTGCGCCATCTTCTGTAGTATCTTGATAAGCCGCTTTAGTCATAAAAATGCCAGCGGCTTCTAATGCTAAAAATTTATCAGTAGCTGTAACCCATTTTGGGTTAGTTGCTCCATCAACTAATACACCATTACACATCTGCTTAAACAAATCATATACATCTAAGCCTAATTGCGCATCAGAGTTAATAGCAATAAAGTTTTCCCTAATTTCTGCTTTGTTGCTTGTAGCTGAAATTGCGATAGGGATAATAACGTCTTCTGGATCACAATCATAAATCATTGTGCTAATAATAAACAATACAATAGTAGTGTGTTGACCGTCCCATGCTACATAACAACTAGGAGCTTCTGGATCTTCATATACGTTAACAGCCAATACCTGACTAGCTCTAAACCCACGAATAATATCTAATACGTGTTGCCAATTAAGTGGACGATTCATACTATCATCAATACGAATCTCACTAATCTTAGCAGCCGCGGCACGAACTAGATTAACTTTTTTCCAAGCAAGTGTAGGATTCTTACGCTTAAAATCTTTAATAGCGTTATTCAATTCTGTTCTAGCACCTGGAACTTGATTGCAGTAATCTTCAATTCGTTGAGCCGCTGTTTTGAAATCAGACTTATCTAATCTAAAACGGGCATTCATCTTCTCTGCGTGTGTCAGATATTTTTTAAGAATTGGCTTCTTAGTTTTACTTGTTGCTTGATTCATAATGACCTTTCATTGTCAACATATACTTCGTTATTTGCTAATGGTTGTAATTTGTGTATCAAACTACCTTCTACCGCTGATAATTCTGTTTGCTTATATAATGGAATATAAATTAGTTTCCATTTTTCAGGACTACTATTGCGATTTTCAAAAAGCCAGCGCCAGCCTTCAGGATCTTTTATGCCAAAATCTCCGTATGCCTTTGGCCAATGCTTACGTTGGCGATCGTAAATATTTCCTTTGCCAACATACATAATAAGGTCCTTCTCACCTTTTAAGATGTAGACCCCATTTATATCTCTTGGCAGAGTTGCGTATGCTTTGAAATCTATTTCAATAATTTCAGCATCAATATTGTGAAACTCTAAAATTTTTTTAATATGCTTTGTAGGCATAATTTTGTAATCCTATATGTTTACTATAGATATAGTATAGCAAATAATGGATTAAATGTCAATCAAAATGACGCAGATATGCAAGTCGTTGATTTATAAAGAGATTTTAGATCCTAAAGGATTCGCCGCATCCACAGCGGTCTTTTTCGAGGGGATTAATAAACTCAAATCCTTCGTTAAGTCCTTGGCGGACATAGTCTACAGTAATGCCTGCGACTAAGGGAACAGATTTTGGGTCTGTTACTATAACTGTATTATTGTCGTTTAACAATATATCTTCAATATCAAGCTGGTCGACATATTCCATAAAGTAAGCAAATCCTGAACAGCCTGTAGTTTTTACACCTACACGAATAGCAATACCCTTGCCACGTTTCTCAAGGTTACTTTTAATTTTTTTAGCGGCTGTGTCTGTTACTATAATCATTGTTTACTTCTGTAATCGTCTACCGCAGCCTTAATAGCGTCTTCCGCAAGGATACTACAATGGATCTTAACCGGCGGGAGCGCGAGTTCCTCTGCAATTTCAGAGTTCTTAATTGCGCCAGCCTCGTCCAGCGTTTTGCCCTTGACCCACTCTGTGACAAGTGACGACGAAGCGATCGCCGACCCACAACCATACGTTTTAAACTTGGCGTCCGTGATAATTCCATCTTTAACCTTAATTTGTAATTTCATTACGTCACCGCAGGCAGGCGCTCCAACCATGCCAGTACCTACTGTGTCGTCGATTTCCATCTTGCCAACATTACGAGGATTTTCGTAATGGTCAATAACTTTATCGCTATATGCCATAAATTATTTTCCTTTAAATAATCCTAATATTTTTGCTTGAATAGCTTTAGCAAAATCAGGTTGTGGTAAATTCCAGCCAATAAATGCTCCTACTGCCAGCCATAATAATGTTTCTAACATGGTAATTCTCCTTTTAATTTGGTACTAGTAATACTTATTATTATATGTGAGAAGTTGACTTTAGTCAACCAAAACGATTAGCTACGGCGTTTCATTGCCGCTTTGGCATTTGAATCGACTACTTTTTCTGCTTGAGCAGTATCCATCTGTGTGGTGGATGGCTCGTCATTACCTTTGAATTTGACTACGTTTGAATTTGGTTCGTATGGTAGTAATACGTTACTAAGCGGCTCTCTAGCAATTAAGTCACCTAATGTATCTGCGGTAACATTAACGCCAAGTCCTTGTGCTAAGTCAATAAATGCTTTGGTTGAAATTTGTTTTTTTGAATTAGTGTCTCCGGCACGGCCTGACAAAAATTGTGTCAAGGCCATTAGCTTACCGGAGTCATCCTGCGGAGCAGAATTTTCAACTTCAAAAATTAACATTTAGCGTTTAGCACGTCCCAAGCCTGCGCCGCCCATTTCAGGAGACTCTGGCTCTTCTGTGTCTAACTCAACTCCTAGTTCATCCTCGGCACCCAATGCTGCGTCAGCATCTAATTCTGCGTCAGCATCCATCTCGCCACCAAAGCCATCTTCTTCACCTGGAACTTGTGGAGCAGCTTGACCTGTAACTACGCCAAGTGCTTGGTCTAATTGCTGACGTGCGCCTTGTAAGTTTTGTAGCAAGCCAGCTAATGCGGCTGTTGCGTCAGTGTTGAATTGCATAGCTTGGTCAACACCAATTTGATTTTTAATTTGATCAACTAATGCTGGTAAATCTTTAAACTGCATACTAGATACTTGCTCGGACATTTTTTGTACTTCGTCAACCATGTCTTGACTAGCTAACACGACTTGAGCTTGTTGTACTTCTGACTCACGTAATAAATTGTAAGCAAAACGACGGAAAGATTCGTTTGTTGTTTGTAATGCTGCTTGCGCAATCATTTTTTGATCGTCAGCAGAGCCAGTTCCCTGTGTAGCTTTTTGCATAGCTACTTTCAATTTAGGATCAGCAATGGTATTAATTTGCGCATCGCGCTGTTGTTTTTTAGCTATATCGCCTGCGACTGAAGTAGGATTAACAGGCGGCATATTTTGCTGTGATAACTGTTGGTTTTGATTAGCACCTGCTGTGGAGCCAACGGCTACAGTTGAAGTCTCGGCTACTTTACTGACTAATACACGTTCCATCATCATCAACTTTAAGTAAGTTGGGTTTTGCTCTGATGTGTGATAAGCGGCTGTAGCTTTGTGCTCGTTTACTAACTTGCGTACTTTGCTTAACATCATGCGAGCTTGCTTAGGGGAGATTACGTCCACGTTAATGGTGTCTCCAAAATAGCTTTCAAAAACCTTAGCGGCTTTTTTTGACGGACGCTGGGCGGCCAGTTCGAATAGTTTCATTATCAAATCCTCGTTGTTGACAGTATTTAGCGTAATTGACACATTTGGTTAATTCCTGCTCTACTTGTTTTTTGCGTATAATCTTAGTTTCTAGCTTGGTTTCTATAGTTTCGCGGAAAATAGGGGTTTTACTGCGGTCTGCTAGGTTTGCTCGTACAGCTATATCGCTGATCAGTGAGCTTAATTTAGTGTCTAGAGTTAGTATGTCTCTAGCTAGATTATGGTATGTATATTTGTCGGCAATACACCAACTTAATGCTGTTTTTGTGTTGCTAAAACTGCCCACTTCTGTAGCTGAGCAATATACACGGTAGCCCAGTTTTTCAGGAACAATGCGATACTTGCTAAAAACTTCGTATTCTCCCGAGTCGTTTTGAAAAATCATATTTTCAGCTAGGCCTTTAAACTCCTGTTTGAACATACGATCAAATTCTTTATCTAATGTCATTTTATTTGTGTCATTGCGTGTGTAATAAGTCCAACTATACTAGCTACTAAAAAGCCAATAATTCCAATGCCCCAGTTAACTAATCTATCATTACTTTTTTCAGCCATTTTACTAACAGTATCTTTTACTTCTTTTATCATAGTGGATACACTACTAATTTTATTGTCAAGAACAGTAATTTTGTCCTCTAAAGCATTGTATCTTTCAGCGCATAACTCAACGTGGGCTTCTAAGCTCTTCTTTTCAATATCAGTAGATTCGATCATAATGTTTTCCTGTAATATATTATTTATAGTAATGCTTCAAACCATATGTTTTGATTGTCGCCTGAAGTTATTAATATAGGCGTTAAATTCTTCTTATTTCCTAAATCTATAAGCATAGGTACGCCATTACAGTCAGACTGTAGTAATTCAGTAGGATTTTCTTCTGGGCCATAAGCATATGAAGTTTCAACTTCAAATTCAAAAGTCCAAACATTTTTAGCCTTAGTGGGGTTGTCTAATTTTGAAATTTGTGTACGTAAACTAATTAATTGTGTAATTGTTTCCCAGTTACGCTGTTGATTCCTAGCATAATTCCAAGTAATTTCATTTTCAATTGGAGTATTTGATAAATCAGTAAACGGAACCCGTGATGATTTATAGTGACCAGTAACACCAGTAGCAGTAATATCAAAGAAAGTTTTACAAATAAATCTCATTGTGAGGTTTTTGACAGTTCATATAAAACCTCAATTTGTTCACACAATTCATTTATAGCAGGATTATTTTCGCGAGCAGCTAATATAAACTGCCAACGTTCTTGCTGTCGCAAATCTGCTAAATCCTTTTCTAACTCAGGATCTCGTAAATGTATTTCACGATTTTTACTGCCAGGGTTACGAGCATATACTGTGCGTCCGCCGTCTGGTGATTCGTAAACGGTAATTTCGGTAATCTTATCAATTGTCATAATATATGTATATTTAACCCAGTATAGCTGGGGCAGAAATTAAAGTCAACAAAAAAGCCCCTTGCGGAGCTTTTTGCTTTTAAAGTAAACTTTAAAATTAAGATGCTGCTAACTTGAAACCAAGTGCTGTAACAGCTACGCCAGTTGTACTAAAGCCAGTTGTAACACCGCCGTTAGTGATTTGGATGTTGCCCAAAGCAGTTACAAGTGCGTCAATAGCAGCTGCAGAAACAGTAGCGTTGCCACCAAAAGCGCCTAATGGGTATGTAGCAATGCTGATAGAATCTGTATTAACTTGCTGAATAGCGATTGTGCAAAACTGTTGTAATGTTTGATCGATAACTTGAACAGCGCCGTTAACTTGAGCTTGGTTTTGAATACCAACTAAGTTACCTAACTGATAAAACTCTAAAGCAGGACCAGCAAAATTTGTTGGTGTGCCAGCTGGAGTATAAGCAACGTTAGCTGCTAATTGTGGGCCATTGAGTGTGTCAATGGAAAATACCGGTTGTGAACCGCCTGATACTAATGGAATTGAAGCCATGATTTAAATCTCCTATATATGTGGTCTCAAAGGACCTGCATGTATTTAGCCAATCAATTAAAAATTGGTATCTAGGATAGTTATTGTGGGGTATTTTGGGCTTTATTTGCCCGAGAAAAGTCAAATCTGTTGACGAATTTAGTAAGTCCGCCTGGTGTAGCTATAACCCAGCCCTCTTGACCCGGGTGCTGACGGTCTAATTGCTGTAGCATATCCATCTTGATGTTATGTAGTAAAACAAAGGCGCTAAATGCGGCGCTTAATCCGTCCATATTGGAGCGTGGGCTTTGTAAGTATTCTACAATATTGTTATACTTGCGTGGAGTTACTTTAGTTTGTAACCACTTGCCAAATCCTGGTACTAATGTATTAGGATCAAAGTTAGCTACAGTATCATCTTTAACTAAACTGTTGATATAATCCACGCAGAGTTTTGGTAAATCACTAATTTGTAACTGGCGCAATTCAGCTGGACTAGACAATGTATTAATAGCTGTGCCTTGACTGCTAACTAAACTCTTTAATTGCTTAACTAATCCAGTGTCAGTAGGCTTGACATTTTCTTTAGGGCTAATAGGTTCAACTAATAACAAGCCTGGCACTGGATTTAGTTTTACTTTACCTAATGGCTCTTTGCCGCCGCCTGCTTCTTTGTAATAAGTGTGTATAGCCATACCAACTTGGCTAGCACCAATGTCCTTGCCTAATTCACTATCAGCAGGAATAGCATACTGAACAGTATTAGGTTTAAACATATACGCACCAGTTTTTTCTGGAGGAGTTTCTGTATATAATAAATCGCCCTGGATATAACCTTTAAAGTTAGTGGGTGTTGCTTGCTCTAACATAGGCCATAGTGTTTGATAAATTGGAGCTAATTGTGCTACGCGGTTAGCGGCTAATCCTTTAGCCTTGGCTTCACTATCGCGATTAGCTAAATGCTGTGTAACTTGTTTAGGACTTGTGAATAGTCCGTTGTAGCCAACTGCCGTAAATCCAGCTACGTCAGTTAGTACAAACGTTCCGTCTGGTTCGCGTCCAAATATAACAGCTGGCTTACCGTCCCATTTAACAGTTACAGATGATTCTGTATTGTCTTTTAAATGTTCGATGTGTGCTAGTGCTTCTTTAATTCCTGCTACACCTTTGCGAAATACTAAGTCTTCAATATGCTCAATGCCCTTGGCTTTGCCGCCTTGGACTTCTGCTTGCTCTACTAGTGGACGCATACCTTGATTAACGATGCGGTCACGTAAGCGAGCCATAAAACTAACTTCTGTGTATAGTTCTGTGCTAGTGTTTTCAAAGAAAGGAACGCCTGCTTTTTCAAAGTGATCGCGAGCGGTTGCTAACTTAGCATCTTTCTGCGGATCTTTTTCTAGTGCCTTTACAATAGTTTCTACGGAGTAAAGGTCATCTTTAGTAGCCCGAGGTGTTAGTAATAGTTTAGCAATCTTATCTGGGTCGTTAGCTACTATTTCATTGGTAGCACGGTCTAAAATGCCACGGCGTTGGTCTAGTTTGTAACCTAATGCTTTAGCAACAGAGTTAACTAATACGTTTCTATCTTGTCCTTTAAATTCTGAATTAGCGGGAGCAGTAAGGAAGAATTTACCTACGCCCATGTCTTTCATAAACATAAAGTCTGTTTGTACATAACCATTGCTAGGGTTGCCTACAATAGGAGTTTTAAAGTGTACTTGTCCGCCAGATTTTTTAATATAGTCCTGCGGCTTTAACTCGTGACTATTACACCATTGTACTAACTCTGCTGTTAGTTGTTCTGGAGTAATTTCATTAATATCAACAGCAACATCTAAGTCGCCGGAAGTAGGTTTACTACCTGTACTGCCTAAGGTATTGTTTTGTAAATCAATGTCAAGCATTTGCTCGAGCCAGTCCAGTGTAGGCTTAACGTCCATTTGATTGATACGTTGCGTAGCCGCTTGCTTGTCGGAAGTTTTAAATACATTGCCGCCCATTATTTGTCTGCCTTAAATGCTTTTAATTCTTCTGCTAATAATCTTTCAGCTTTTAAGAAATTATCCAATGTATCTGAGCCAGAGGGACGAGCTGGAGGATCATTTTTTAATTGTTTAACCATTGCGTCAACCCCATGTTGTTTTATTAAGCCAATAAAATCAGCAGCTGGCATACCTTTCCCATTACGAGTACCTGAGGTACCAGAAGTAGCACCTTGCCCGCCCGTAGCACTTACTACAGTTGTCATTAATTTTTTAAACAGTGGGGTTGCTTTCTCAACATCAGTAGAAGCTTTAATTTGCGTAGCTAAATTGTGTATTTCTGTTTTAGCCTCAGGATTTTGTTCGGCTGTTTTTATATCAGGAATATTTTTAAGAGCCCATTGGTCAAAATCTTTCAATGCTAATTTTTTAGTAGTAGAATTTGGTTGTGTTATGCCGGCAGCAAGTCTCCGTTGACGTCGAGCATTACTCGAACCTTCTTTAATTGCATTTGATTTTACTGTGCTAGTCGGTTTAACTTCTGGAGCAGTAATTTTTAATTTTGTTTGTATAACTCCTGGCACCCCAACCTGTTTGTATTGGTCAGCAGAAACCATTTTTTCTAATTCTGTTGGATTAGGAACAACTTCTCCTGTTTCACTATACCAGTTTCCGTTGATAGCTTTGTAATATTTCCCACCATTTTTAGTAGTTACCATTAATGTTTGATTTGGTTCTGGTAATACAGTATCTGTTTGTGAATGCTGTCCGGTAGCTGGATCATATACACCAAATGTATCTTGGAACTGTGCCGTCAAATTATTAATTTTTTGTTGCGCTTGCGGATTAGATGCTACAGCTTTGGCAGCTTGTTGAGCATCATATCCTTTTTGTCCTGGAGCGATCCAGTAACCTGCGTCGCCTTCTTTTTTACCAGCGTTCATTTTCTTTTGAATAGCTGCTAAATCTTTGTTTCCTTGTTTCTTAAGTACATCGTTTTTAGCTTGTTGATACGCCCGTGGACTAACTAAGGCTTTACCTACACCTGTAAGTCCGCCACCGTTGCTTGCGCCAGTTTTAACTGTTTGAATAGCAGCCTTAACGCCATCCAATAAGCCTTCTTCTAATTGCGTTTGAAGTTTAGTTAATTCATGAATTTGCATCAGTTTTCCTTACGGTGCGAGTAAACTTGCCTGGGTCGCGAAGTTTAATTGCGTTAATCAATTTGCGTGTAAGGTTCTCTGCTTGCTCTGGTGTGTAAGTCTCGTCGATTTGCTCTAGTAAGCGAATAGCACTTGCGATAATATTGGATGCGCGATTTTCGATGATATGACGGCTATCACGCTCTGTGTGCAGGCTTTCTAATTCTTCTAATAAACTACGGGTTTTCTTTTGCATATTTGCCAGAACCTTTTTATTATTTATTACAATTCAATGTATGTTGTCTGGAATTAATTCTGCTTAATTTGCCCTAATAATGCTTTTAATTTGCTACTTTGTACATCAGCCGTTATTTTACTAGTTTCACCCAGGTCTGTATCTATGGCTTCACTATTAACTACCTTACTTTGTGTTTTTAAACTGTCATAAACATTGGGTTTTTTGAACGAATTTACTGGGCTGGTTTCTTCGGGTAAATCAGTAATTCGCATAGTTTCAATATTGTATTCTAAATCTACCTTTTGTCCAGTACCGTTACTTGTACGAGTTTTCATACATTGTAACTGATAGCGACCACGCTCTTTCATGGAACGACTTGTAAAGATACCAAATACGTTGTCTGCTGTATTAATCTTAGAAATACCGCCAGCAATATGACTATGGTCGAATTCAATTTCTTCAACTGCTCCGCGATTTAACTGCGATGCCGTTACTAATAATATGCCCAGTTCTTGTGCTAAGTTACGCAACTCTTCTGCTACATATTTGTCTTTGATAAATTGATCATTAGGATTAACTTTAACACTAGCTGGCATTAACAAGTCTAAATAATCAACCATAATAAAGTCAATTTTAATTCCTGTTTGTACTTGAACTTCTTTCAAATATGCGCGAACATCATTAATATTACTTTGTGCTGGCAAAGATTTTACACGATATTGCCCGGCTTTTTTGCCAAACATTTTAATTTTTAATTCTGCTGTTTCTAAATCCTTGCGAATTTCTTTTGTGGACATATTAGATAACATTGCGTCAGTACGCAATCCTACAAGCTCTTCGCTAAGTTCTAAACTAACATAAACTCCGCTTAATCCTTGCTCCAGCCAACTTAATGCTATATTCATCATAACCAACGACTTACCTGAACCGGATCCGCCAGCAAAAATGTTAAGTTCTCCGCGGCTAAATCCTCCATAAAGTATACGATCTAGAGATGGCCAACCAGTACTTACTTGTCCGCCACTATTAAAATATTTGTCATTACGTCCTTTAGGATCATCAAAGTAATCTGTACCCATGTCCTTTTGTAAGGAGATCTGTACTGCGTCTTTGATTAGTTTTTCTACTGGAGCAAAGTCACCCTTTTCTAATAAGTCTGCTGATTTTAAAATTGCTCTTTCTAATTCTTGACGTTTAGTAAAACTCTCAAACTCCTCCATGAACCAGTTTAAATTGCCGTCTGGTAGTGCTGGCAATTCAGTAAGTTTACTTCCAGTTGCTGCATTAATTTGTGCCAGTACCGGCAAAGACCCATGTTCTTCAAAGTGCGTTTTAACAAACTCAGCCGCAGATCTAATACTACGGTCAAAGTTTTCTGGATTATAAATGTTTTGAACACGAACAAAAGACTCTGCGTCGTGTAGCATCATTTCTAAGAATAGTTTCTGGACTTCAATCCCGTAATCGTTTAGCAAGTTTCATCTTCCTTATTTCAATTTTAATTTTACTAGTTTCTTTAGCTTGTAATATAATTAGTAATGTTCCAACTCGACCAAATTTTATTACAGCATCATTAACATCTTTTACACCTTCAGGCCAGTTAGGAATACTAACTGCCCATCCTAATTCCACAGCTCGATCTACTAGTTTTAGTCCTGCTTCATCTTGATCAGGGACTACAATAATATCACGTTCTAAATTTTTAATTAACTGAGCTTGTTTTTCATTAATATCATTATGCAATACTGCCATGCCATCAATAGCAAGTGCGTCAAATATACCCTCTACAACAATAGTATAACACCAATTTTTCTTTTGTAAATCCCATCCGAACACATACCCTGGTTGCATATTGTTTATATATTTTGGTATTCTATTATCCAAATACCTGCTAGTATTGCCCACAATTTGCTGGTTGTGCGTAAAGGGTATTACTACCCTAGGGCGTGTAACTTTTTCGCTATCAACCATATAAGGATACGCTGTTGGGTCAATACTACGGTCTATAAGATACTGCCACTGATCTGGATGTGTTTGTCTGTCTAGTATTTCTAATCCTGGTGGTAAATCTTTGTCCTCAAATTCTACTTCAATTTTTTTAATTTGTTTGGCTTGATCTTCTAGTAAGCCATGTATGCTACGATGACGTAAACTTTCTAAGTTTATATGTTCAATAGTCATTGTATCAACGCCAAGCCAGCTCAATAGTTTGCGAGCTTTAATTGATAGTGGGCGACCTAATACAAATGACGCTGTGTATCCACAGTTAAAACAATGATAGGAAAATCCTTCAGGATTAGTTTTCATCCCGCCACGCATACGTTTGTCCTGACTATCTCCGTTGTGCGTACAGCAAGGTGCGTTGAAGGATATCCAACCGGAACTTGTGTTTTTTCGCTTTGCGGGTAAAAAGGAGATTACATCAATCATGCTTGATTATAGCATGAAGTTTGGTAAAAATCAACTATTAACGGTACATTAAGTCAACAACAAACCCGGTTGTAATGGATATTAATGCGCCTTGGTTTTCTGGTGGCACTGGGTATGCTTGTGGATTTACCATACCAAATGGAATAGGCCAATAACCAGATCCGCCGTCAATAATATTGATAGCTACTACTGTTCCATAACCTGTACCTTCTGGTCCGTATTCGCCTGGGCCCCAAGTATCTGACATAACTGCTACAGCAGCCGCTCCAGATCCATTGCCAAGGATATCTATCTTTGGAGGTGCTAAGTATCCCGATCCGCCGTTTTGAACTACAATAGAAGTAACTACACCGTCCACACAAGTAGCAAAGGCGTTAGCCGGAACTCCTGGAGGATTTGGACTAGCAAATAACGAATTGTTAAAACCTAAACGTAACAACGGATACCAACCAATAACGTTTAAGTAAATGGTTTTTGTTTCGTTAAAATATGTTGTTGACTCGGTAACATTATACCAAATACTTTGATAATTTTGTGCCCACTGAGCTTTAATAGTACCCGTATAGCCAACTAAATCCATTTGGATTGTTGTGATATAATTTCTAGGCTCAATGAAACTTGAGTAAAACTCTGTGTTGGACATTGAATTCCAATAGCCACTTAGATATCCGCCACTATACCAGTTGCCAGCCCAACCTGGAAAGTTTTGATATCCAGCACCATCATAACTAACTTGTGATGATAATTCTGTAGTAGGAATTGTTAATGGAACTGAAGGTAAGAATCGTGGGAATACTGAGTTCACAACATCAATAGGAGCACGGGCTCCTGATTGCGCATCTGTAAATACTGCTTGATTTAAGTTACCGCGTTGAACACTAATACTATAACTAGCTGGCTGGGCAATTAGTTCCCATGTATCTTCAGCTGGAATAGTAACTTTAACTTGGCCGGTAGCCGCATTAAGAATTACCATTGGTTCTGTTAGTAATAAAGTAGTGCCTGCGGTATTAGTTAAACGGAATGTAAAAGTACAACCGTTGACATTTACAGGCTTTTCGTCCTGATTTACGAAGGAAAATAGGAGTACGTTATCTACTCCTAGGTTTAAAGTTAGTCGTTTAGCGTACACTGGGTTGTACCTCATAGTAAAGTATTGCCCGCTCGTGTCCAATAGAACTACTTGAGTTCGTTGCTGATAGAGATAGACTTCGGTGGAATACATATGAATATTTATGCATTTTTACTTGGTAGCAAACTAGTATATCTGTTTGATTTGATGCGATTATCGATAGTCCACAGCGGTTGTAGATTGGAATACCGACTTAGTGTTAGGATTTCTGTTTCAGATTTAGCCCAAGATAACGGAATAATATGGTCAATTTCCCATAAATGCATGTTCTCCCATGACATACCGCTATTAAACTGTTTTTCTATATGGGTATAAAAATCATCAAAAGAACATCCTAATATTTCAATAGTTTTTGATTTTTTCGATAACTTGCCATTAACAAGGGCCCGTCGAATATTCTGCCTAACTCTTTTCTTTAAAGCAAATAACGGATCTGATTTTAATTTATTTGTCTGATAGTTGCGCTGATATTCTCGATATTCAACAATGTTTCGTTCCCGCCATGGTGTGCCAGAGTTATCTTGCGATCTATATTTTGCTCTTTCGCTAATATCTTTGTTAGGATTTGCTCTTAGCCAGCATTTGGCATTCTCTTGTTCTTTATTTTTTTCGTAGTATGCTTTCCTATACACACTTTTACAGGATTTACACTGACTTTTGCCTTTTACAAAATCGCTTAAGGATTTTGATATACCGCATGAGCTACATGATTTATTCATACAAATATTTATTATCTATAATTTGACCATTTGTTTTCTACCATAAATATCCTATACACATAATTATTACTAAATGAACGAAGAAATATTCGCTAAACTAACTGACAAATACCCGTTTATAACGCTGTGTTTGTACGCTTCCCAGGAATATGTGGGGATCATACAAAATCGTGATGATGCTATTACAACTATCTACGATTTTGGCAGTATTAACGATATAGATAATAAGAAACAATTCCTAGAATTAGCTAATATTTGGTGGTGGGAAAGTAATCGTTCTATCCCTATTAACATCTTTTTAAAGCAAGAATGGGATCCGTTTAAGGCTACACTTCGTACCTTTATCAACAAGGATCTTGAGATTTTACACGGCCCAGTCTGTAGTTTAGCCGATATGGCCCGCAAGAAAAGCAAGCGAAAATCCATTACCTTAGTTAGGCGGATGGAGTAGTTTCGTCGAGTAAATTCATATGTAAGGCTACTAACATTGAGTAGCTAAGACTGTGAGATTTTTTAAAAGTAAATCCTTTACTATCATCACCATCCCATACAGTTTCAAATACTTCTTTCCAAGATTTATTTTGTAAGTGAGCTTTGCCTGGACGAATAATTGCAATAAAGGCTGCCATTCTTGGAATACTATCTGGCTTCATTGTTCTTAGTAAATGTATAGAGCCACCAACGTGAACTATTTTGCTGGCGAACGTATGGTCAGTCCATAATCGTTCCCACGGAGGCTCTTTTGCTAACATTTCTTTATAGTGATCAGGCGACTTAACTAGTTCATAAACACTCATGTTAAGCAAGTCAATCTTAAAGTAGCCACGTTTTTCTGCTTCTTTATAATCTATTGCGGCGCATTTATTGACAGGATCATAGGGAATATCTGTTACATATACACCAGAGTTATGATGTTGACCCTCACGACCTGCTCTCTCTCTTGCGTTAATACCAAACTTTGTTAGCCGTGCTGGCGTAGCATTAATAAGTTTTAATACTTGTTCCCTATCAGCTAAGTCTAAATCAATGTCTGCGCTCATATTACCATCCTGCCGCCTTCAATAGTTCTTGTGCTTCGATCCTATTAGCTGGATCCTCTTTTAACTTCTTTGTCCAAATATCTGGATCAATATAAGGCCAAATCATTGCTCTATGTTCAGAGGATATATCAGTTAAAAACTGTTGTCCTGAATTACAGTTGTATAGTACCCACGGACTAATTCTACCTGTAGTAATTGCGTAGACTATTGCGTTGTGATTTCCGTAGCGTAAGTAGTCTTGTGATTGACTTTCTTTTTCTTCAGCCCAGTCAATAGCGTGTTCAATAGCACGAGTTAACGCATCTTCCATGCGTTCTACTTTTAAATAAAATAACAAATATTCTTCGTAAACGCTATCCTTAGTCCAGTAATCTATTTTCTTATTTTGTTTTAGCACCCACTCTGTAAAGCGGGCTGGGTTAATTGCCTTAACGCTTACACAATAACGGCCAAATTTTACAAAGGCTTTATAGTATGCGCTTTCACAAAAGTCATCATATGTTTTTAACTTAGCAGAGCCTTGTGTCATTTCATAAAATTTAATATATGCGTGGAAGCCTAATCTAACACCAGCTTCTTCTTTTTCTTGGCGACGTTTGCGTGGTTCACAGGAATGTATTGCTAAACTGGACTCTTTGACAAAGTCTTTCTTACAGTATTGACAAGTATATTTCATATCAGCTTTAGTAAATGTGCCTAACTTAGCTATCGCATTAGCATCAATCATTTCTTGGATTCTTGCCCTAGTGCTTTTAAGTAAGCATCTACATCTTTTTTAGTATTAAGTTGCGACATTAATTCTATCTCATCGTCTTTCATATGTGGATATAACTCCATTAATTGCTTTTTAATAGTGCCTGCTCCAGGCTCTTTTTTCTTTGTGCTAATCCAGTTATGCCTCTGTATGCCTATATCAGGACTTACAGTAGTGGATACTAGCCACTGTAGTTTTTTGTGATTGCGCTCAGCTGATCCTGGGATGGAAAAGAACTTTTTGTTTAAGCGTTCGTTAGTTGCTATTAGATAAAAATGCTGTAAATCAGTTGAGCCAGATACGCTACTACCCCAGCGAATCATTAAAAACGGAGCAAACTTTTTCTTTTCATCTTCAGAAAGTTCGTCATAAAAATCGCGATTCTTTTTATCAAATTGCGCCATTTCATTACGAATATCTAACTTGTCCATTAAAATGCCTTGTTGTAATCCACTACTTCACAGTTACGACTAATATCTTTAACAAAATAAACACACTCAGGTTCCTTGCCGTCACCTAGCGGTACGCATAACATTTGTCCATTTTTAAGTTTAGGGGCAAACCAAGCTACGTCTTGATACACATCAAGTATTTCTACATCAAGAAAACTAGGTCTAAAACTGTGTAACGGATTAAATTGAAACGCTTTGAATCCTCTGTCATTTAGTGCTGACAGCGGAATAACTTCTAAGTCGCCAAAGTCTGGCTCGCCAATAAGCAATTGCCAATCTACAGGCATACGAACACGATGTTCACCGATGCGTAGCACAAGTGCTGGCGCATTAAATGACTCTAAGAAGATCAGCGGAATGTAATGATAGTCTGGATCTTGTGGATTACTATTATCTAATATAGCAAATCGCATATCATCTATCTCTTCAGGTAAATGATCAAGCTCATATGGCTCATTGTCTAAAGTTAATATTTTCATAATGTTATTATAGCATACTTTTTGGTAATGTCAAGTGTTTTTGCTTGCCGCAAACTTTTTAAATAACACAGCAAGTTCATCATCAGTTAATTTATTAGCAGGCGATTTTGGCATTACGCCGTATTGTACCGACTCAATTTGTCCAATACTAATGAGTTTGTGTTCTCGATATAATTTATTCATAATTGTTTTGTATAATTTAACTTTTTTATTACTAACATCAATTTCGATATCATCAGGAATAAACACTACAATATCTATATTTGGTATAGATTGTACTATGCTGATAATAGTGGAAAATACTCTTACCGCGCCTGGCGTGTTAAATGCTTGGGTTAGTTGAGTTTGATCAGAGTTAGGATCTCTAAATAAAATAGTTAATAAATGATATCCATCAATGTTGGCAGTTCGAATATTTACAATTAGTTTATCTTGATTGGTTATGTCAATTAGATATCTACCTGAGCCAGTTTGCTTGTAAGGTAACGGACTATCTAACGTTTCATCTAATTTGTTGTATATGTCTTCAATTTTCATATTATTTCCATTCCAATTTCTCTTGGGTAAATGGATAATTGGCTTCTCGATAAAAAACTTTACGCTTGGTTAAGTGTCGTTTTGCGAATTTACAGGTACTTGTGACGTCCCAGATTTGGACATGATCTTTATCTTCGGCCTTTCGTATGCCTCGTCCAATTGATTGGATAACCCTAACAAATGATTTGCCAGGCTCCACAAGCACAAGATTAAAAATACGGGGAATATTAATGCCCACAGCAGCAACACCATAGGTAGCAACAATAATTTTATCATCCACATCAGCAACTTCTGCGTACTCTTCATCTCTCTTAGTTCCTTTCGTTGCGCCCGATACAAATACTGCTCGTTCGCCCAATCGTTCTACTAATGCGTGTCCTGCGGCTACACGATCTACTAACACTAGTGTATTGCCTGTGGCTTTAACCTTTTCTACAAGTGCGGCAACGGTATCTAATCTCTTACTATCTTCTAATAAAAATTTAAGTTCTGATTGATAGTTTGTAAATTCTGCGTGATCAACTAGTTGTACAATGTTTACGTGGCATTGTGCCAACACACCTCTGTCTTGTAGTTCACTAGCTGATAGTTGATTAATAACTGGACCTAAACTTACTTTTAATGCTTGGAACTCAAATGGCTCTTTAGGTACTGTGCCAGTTAGTCCCCAGCGAATAGGTACCTTGGCCATAATAGTTGTTAGTAATGTTTTTAATGCGTCAGCTTTTGCCATGTGTACTTCGTCTACCATTACGCAAACAACATCTTCTAAAAAGTCATGTATAGTTACTTCAGCTGTTCCAGCTTTAGTATTTTTCATTAAAATGTTTAAGGATTGCCAAGTACATATAGTATGCTTCTTGTTCCATTCTTTTCTGCCGCCATAGTAAACACCTACGTCTAATCCTAAACCTCTGTAGTCACGTTCTGTTTGTGTTACTAGACTTGTGTTAGGAACAATTACAATAGTTCTTCCATGTTGTTCGCAACGTTGACTTAGTGATGCTGTCATAATTGTTTTGCCAGCACCTGTGGCAATCTCTTGGATAGCTTGTGGGTTTTCTAAAAAGTTATTGATAATCTCTACTTGGTAGTCACGTAACTTAATAGGTTGGCCTGCCATAGGATGACCTGTGCCCCAGTTAATGTGAGCAAATGTATCTTCAGTTACTCGCTCAAAAGTAAAAGTAGTAGAATAATCACGCTGATCATCAAGTTCAATGTCATAATTGTAGTTTTCTAATATAGGAATAATCTCAGGTAGCAAGTTTGTAAATGTTGAACCACCTAATTGAAAATACGCAACCTTGCCATCCCAACGTCCTAAACGTACTGAAGGTTGATATCTAGCACCAGGTATTTCGTATTTGAAAGTATTAACCAGTTTTTTACGAGCATCGAGTTCCAAGCCCTCGATTTTAATATTAACTTCGTCTTTAATTATTATTGTAGCAGTTCGCATTATCACTTATTATAGCATACTTAGTACGCAAGAGCAAAAAAACAGACACCGTTTTACGGGTGTCTGATAAAATGGACTGTAAAGATACAGCCCAGGAGCTACTTTGTGTATATATCCAATATAATTTGAATACTACAAATTTCTTAAATATGGTGGAATATCTTCGTCTGTAATGGGTAAGCCAAAATGTTCTTTAATAATCAAATTCCAAGCTCGTCCCTTACCGTAAATGTTATAACTATAAGCAAGTTCAGCGCATTCTTTAATAATCAGCTCGGCAAACAAGTCCAACCCTTCTTGGTCTGGATTGTCTTGAATGCCTGCTTGTTCTTTTAGTCGATTAAACATTTTTCATACAAGTGCTAACAGCCAATGCCTTCCAATTTTCTTCGGAAACTTTGGTCAAGTCGGCAAGTTTAAGTGCCATACGCAAGGACATTTCACGCAATTTGTGTTGGTTAGCGTCCATAAACTGTAAAATTTCTTCGCCCTTTTCTGGACTAAAATCATAGTCTTTAAACAGTTGACCTTGGCGGAAAATTTGTTTAATACGCAAGAACTTGTCACGCATTGTATTAAGTGTAAGGTCTAAGAAGTGACAACGTGACTGTAATGCTTCTAGGTGATCCTTCATTTTCTTAGACTGAATGTTTTCAAACTTAAGGTTAGTAATAAAAATAGCGCCACCCTTAAAGTCAAATTGATCAGGAACTCCTTCACGTCGTAACATAGCACTATCTGAATTCCAAAAAATCTTACGTTTTTTACCGCTATCTAGAGCAGCCTTAAGAATGTTTAAGGATAGTTCGTCTTGGAATACCGAGTCACAGTCGTCAAACACAAGAACGTTATTAGCGTCGGAGTGCCTGTAAAGTGTACAGTATAGACCAATAGGAGTCATCGCACCTTTAACTACTTCGTACTTGATCTTCTTGCCTGAGATTTTGTCAAAGAGACCTGACTTTTCAAGTTCAAACTCTACTCCATAACTCTTACCTACACCTGGAGGACCTACTACAATCATTGCACGAACATCGCCTGCGATAGTAGCACGTGTCATCTGATGTAGTATTTCAAAACGTTCTTCAATACGATTCATTACTTCATCGTCAGTTTCAACTTGGGGTTGAATTTTTACTACAGGTTCTGCTGTAGCAATATTACTAGCCGCAATTTCAACATCTTCAATGCCGTTAACACGAACACGGACTTCATCATAGTCTGGGCCAAAATAGCCATCTGATTTTACAGTCACATAGCCTCCTTTGGCTCCAGTTTGATAATCTTTAACAAGTGTGAATGCAACATTGTTAACTGGCATATTGCGATACACACCACTTTTAATTAATACTTTTGACATACTTTTAGCTCCTACTTTTATAATTTAAGTTACTATTGTAACACCTAATTAATTATTTGTCAATTAAGCATTTTCTGTATAACGAACAATAACTTCTGTACCGTTAAACATTGCCTTAACTGTTTGTTCTGCCAAATAAGCTGAACTAGTGTTAATAGGCATAGTACCTTCGCTAACTACGTTTGAAGTACCTTTTTCGTATGCTGTGTAAGTTACATTATATGTTGCCATTTTGTTTTCCTTTGTTTAATTGTTTACTATGTTAATAGTATAGCTGAATTAGAATTAAATGTCAACCAAAATACCCATTTATTTTAGGATATTTTTCGTTGTATTTTTACAACAGATTAGAGGTGTATATAGTTTAAGCTCTTGTCTAACCAAGGCAAAACTAGGTCTTTTTGGTGTAAAAATCCCCTAGCCATAACGGATTTATCGGCGGAATCAGGCAATAATTTAGCCTCAACTAAGTCATACCAGCGGGTAGTTTTAGGATCACGAGGCTCTTGACTGGAGTTATATACTACAGCATACAGCCAATTATCGTTTAAATTCTTTTTAAAGAAGCCAGCTTTACAATCCCACCCAGTTACGGCCAACATATGGATAAGACTTACAATAGTATAGTGATGATAACAGCCATCTTCTTGTGAAAAGTCTAAATCTTTTTGATAGATATTTGTTGTTTGTGGTACTATTAAAACTAACATTGCTCCTGGTGCGGCAATTTTACGCCAGTTGGCAAGAGTTTGTAACGGATTAGTAGCATATTGAAACGAATTGTGACACCACAATATATCAAATCCACCCTCAAGCGGATGTAGCAAACCTTCAAAGTCAGCTTTTTGATAAGTCATACCTTTGTACTTAGATGCTATGGGCAAGGTAGGAGTAAGGTCAATGCCTTGACATTTAATATTCAGCGGAGTTGCTTGCTCGTCTCGAGTGGTTCTAGTTGCCCACCACTCTAAATCTTTACCGTCGCCACAGCCAATGTCAGCTACAGTACTAATTGATTCCATAAAATCATCATACTCGTATAACTGGTTGAGTGTTTCTAAACTATGTTGGTGTGATTCTTCTGCGTTTCTAAACATTATGCTTGTATATCTTCCATTCCAGCGGCTCTTAACCTAACAATGTGTCCTAACATAAAGTTTTTAGACTCCATTGCTTTCATAATTCCTAAGTAACGATTGCGTAACAATGCTACTTCATTAATCAATGTTTCAAAATCAATAACTTCTTCTTCGCCATCTACATACTTTTCAGCATCACGACTAGTTAATGCTCTAGCGTATCCTTCTAAGTATTTTTGAAAGTATTTGCGACGGATCTTGCGTAATTGTATGTTTAGATAGTTTAATACAGCTTCAATTTCTTGAAGCTGATTAAATCTATGTTCAACAATACCAGGCAAGGAAGTAATATTTTTTTCAATAAGACCACCTACCCGGCATTCCTGTTTAGCTGAAGTAAGCTCAGACTCATAGTGCGAAATAAAATCAGGTATCGCACCTAAATCTGAAGTTACGCGACTATACCACATTAGTAATTGTCGTCCTCGTAGTCATCTTCGTATTCAAAATCTTCTTCATCTTCCTCTTCTTCATCTTCCTCTGGATGATCCTTGAGGTAGCTGGTAAGAGCCCGTTTGACTTCTGGTTCGCTTTTAAAGGTAGATTTGATTTCATCAGCGTCAACATCATTATCAATTAGTACTGATACCAATGTTTCGGCGGCTTCGTCCTTGTCTACGCTATTAACATAACGCTTGAGTTCGTTCCAAATTTCTTTTGCTAAATCAACTGACATTCTTATTCCTCCGAGTTTGTGTCATCTGTACTTAGTTCAGTTGGCTCCACTGGTTGCTTTCCAAACTCTGCAATAATTTTGTCTAAGCAACCATCTTCGTTAGCTTCCCATGCTTTGCGGAACTGTTTGATAATTTCGCCGTCAAGTGTAACATACATTAAGCGGTTGCCGTCTTTTTTAAGCAGGCCTTTCTTCTCAGACAAGTCTACCATACCAGAGTATGGGCTCATACCTGTTGCGTAAGGGATCTTAACTTGTACACCTTCAAACGGTTTAGCATAACGTGTTTTCATAATCTTACAACCAGCACGGATACCGTTTACTTCAGTTACTTTGTTGCCATCTTCATCTTCTTTCAGCTTCATCTTCTTCATAGCTACTACGATAGAAGAAGCATAGATAAAGCCTTGACCGCCGGAGATTTTATCATCTGGATCAAACATATCTTGACTTGCGTATGTGTGATTAGTACATACTAACCCAACATTATAACTACCAAACATATTGACGCAATTACGAACTAATGCTGTAAGTGCCTTAGGTTTACGTCCCATGTCGCCTTTTAAATCACCTGCTTCGAACTGGTTCATATCAGTTGGAGTAAGCAACATACCTAACGAGTCAATGACAAATAATACTTTCATACGTTCGCCATCTGGTAGTGCTTTGAAGTCTGCCATAAATGTTGAAATAGTTTTGGCTACGTCATCAATCATAGCCATATTAAGTTTAAGTAACTTATCTTCAGCTGTATCTACACCTAATGCGTGTAGCCATTTCTCATCAAGTGCGTTTTCACTATCAATTAAGATAACAAAAATGCCTTGCTCTTGTGCGTGTTTAACAATATTGCCTGAACAGATATATGATTTGCCTGCTCCAGACTCTCCAGCAAATACTGTTACTTTGCCTAAGGGAATACCTTTGTTAAAATCGCCTGAAATAAGATAGTTTAGCGCATAGTTACCTGTGCTAATCCAATCTGTAGGATCGTTAAATCCAATACTAAGCCCATCGATAGACTTGGTAATGTCTTTTCTAAATTTAGAGACATCAAATGCCTTTGCCATAATACTTCCTTTTTGTTTATATAGATATAATAACACAAGGGTTGCCCCTTGTGCTATCATTTTGGACTAATGCTTATTGCTTTTGGCGAGCACGAATCATCGCAAGGATGTCTTGTGCTTTATCGCCGCCGGCGGCTGGAGTTGGTTTTGCTACAGGAGCAGTTGCTACTGGAACATCATCTTCTTCATCAAAGCTAGATACTGGAGCAGGAGCCGCTTTGGCTACTGGGGTATCTTCTTCTACAGTAGTTGCTGGAGCGGCACTACCGCTTGGAGCTGCAACGCCTGCTGGGCGGAAGTATTGTCCCCAACGTTCTGCGTCGTATGATTGTCCATCTACGGATGCTTCAAACATTTCTTTGATTACTTTAAGTTCTACTTCGCCTGGACGTTTTGGTAAGAAAGTAGATAAGTCAGACAAGCCATACTGCTCAATTGCTGCTTGTTCAGCTTCAGTAAGTGCTGATTCTTTACGTGCCCATTTGGAGCCTGAGTAGTCAGCAAAGCCGCCTTTGGAGCCTTTAGTAATACGGAAGTCTAAGCCTTTGAGATAGTCAGTTGGCAATTCTTCCAATTCTGGATCCATCAACGCACCTTTAACTAATGTAAAGATTTGTGGGCCGATGATGAAACGGCGGATTGGATTTTCTGGAACTTTGTCATCTGACAATGCATTTTCACGAACAAAGCCTTGGAAAATGTAATCACGTTTTTTCCAATACTTACGTCCCATTTCTTCTAAGGATTTGTCTTTAAACCAAGTGCGCACTTCTGTGAGAATAGGACAAGTGTCGCCCCACATCTCTACACAAGGTACACGTACTTGAACTTGTTTGGATTCTAATTCGCCTTTGATGCCATTAAATGGTAAGCGAATCATTGCTCGCTCTTGCCAAAAGAATGTATTCTTTGTATTACCATCTGGGAGGAAGCGGAGTGTTGAAGATGTGCCTTCTGCAATATTCCATAAAGGATAAATTGCGGAGTCACCTTGTGATTGATTACCTTGTTTGCCTTCTTGTGCTGATAAACGAGCACGGATTTCTGATAATGATGCCATTTTAAGTTGCCTTTCTAAGTTGTCTAAAATGTGTTGCCTATCTATATTACTAGATTAATATTACGTTGCTTGCTTAGTTATTATACACGTCTAAGTCCGTGTTTACAAGTAAAATGACTAACTAGGTTAGCCATTTCTTTTTGTATGTTTATTTATCTAAGAAAGATTGAATTGATAGATTTCATAGCAGTTAAGTTTGAATCCGCTGGATTTTCTACTGGTGTATCGTTTTCTCTAATGCCTGCTAAGAATTTGATACGTGCCATCATATCTTCGTCTGCGCCTTCTACTGGTTCTAATTTACCAGAATGTCCATACTGTCCTGTTAGTGCCGTGTTTTCTTTCATACTTTCCTCATAGCTAAATGAGCCAGCAGCATCAGTTTCTTCTAACCAATTGCCGCCGCCTGTTGTTTCTAATTCAATATTCATATTGTCATCAACTCCGTACTCAACTTCTAACTCACGTTGGATGCGTTCTAGTACTTGTTCAATATCATCTTTTAAATGATAACCTTGTTCACGAGCAACTTCTTCTGCCTTTTCGTGAATTTGTTTAGATACAAATTGTTCAATATTTGATTTTGGATTGGCATAAACATCATAAATGTCTACTGTGCCTCTAGCGATTTCTTGTAACAAAATATCTACTTCACTCATACCAGACTCTTCAATCTTTTCAGCTTTTTTAAGTTCTCGACCAACCATATTAGTAACTTCACCGCGTGGATCTACTGGCTTGCCGTCACGCTTTTTAATTTTTTCCCAGTCACCTTCATGACTCCAAGCAATAGGTTTACCTGTTGTAGGATCTAATTTAACGGTATCACTTGCTTCTTGTGTTAAACGGTCTACTGCTTTGTGGATACCTTTGGAACGCATAAATGACTTGTGGTCATCTGCTTCGCCGTCGTCTTCATCGCCTGTTGCCAACTTGTGTGCGGCACGGCTTGCTAAGTTGCTGGCAGAATTTTCTTCTCCGGAGCTACTTGCTTTTTTGATGTAATCTTTTAATGTATCAAGACTTAGTTCGTTTACTTGCTCTTCAGCAAATGCTTCTGGTGGGTTTTCTTTAAGCATACGCTCAACTTCATTAATCCATCCACTAACATCGCTTGAACCAATTTCTTCTACATCTCCAACATAATCAGCTACGTTATCAATAGCGGCAGTAACTAACTCAGGTCCGTATGCTGACAATAAGTCTGTACGTTGCATCATAATACGACGTGTAATAGCATTAGCTACTGGGCTATGTTCATCTTCTTCTAATGTATTAGGTGTAACTTCTGGCTGCGGAGTATTTGCTGGATCTTCAGTTTGTGTGCGTGGATCTTTAACTGTTTCGTCAACATAGTTAGTACAATCACTCTTACGGAATTCTAATTCGTCATCGTCGAATTCACTATCTAAATCTTTAACAATCCAACGGTCGCCTTCATCACCAATAATTTCGCCACGGATGTCGCCTGGGCAAGTTATAATATCACCAATTTGCGTAGAGCCTTCGTTGGCTATAGTTTCTTGTAAATCTTCTGGATTGAATACAATAATGTCATTGTCATTCCAGTCTAACATATATTCGCCAGTTGGAACTAACTGGATAGCTTCTGAGCCATCTTCAATCTCACTAATGCCATAGCCAAACTTAGCAAGTGCTTCTTCGGCAGCTTCTTGTGCGTCATAATCTTCTTCTGCTTCACACCATTGTTTAGCTAACTTACGTAAATGTTCTTCGTCTCCGCCAGCTCC